ATGTCATCTGCCTTTTCTTTTACACCAACTGGAGGAATAAATCCACCTGTTTCTCGTAAATCTAACTCAGTTACTCCTGCTTTATTTTCATTTAAAGGTAGATCCATGATGCCTGCTGCCTTTCTCGCGTTGTCTTCTGGGCTGCCCATAGCATATTCCATTCTACCACCGTAAGCTCTGTTTTTTCTTATATAATCTTGTAGTTTTTCTTTATCTAAAAAATGTAAATTCTTTGATTCTTCTCTCATTCTTTTATTAAATAAAGCCATTGCTTCTTCTTTATTAGACATTTCACCAGATTGAGCCATCTTTTTTAGTCTGTCATATAACTTCATAACTCCTTTTAATTTTTTAGCACTCTCCAATCTTCCAGGCATTGGATCATCTATCTCAGCTCTTCCAAGAGTAGTTGCATTTACTTCTTCTTCAGTTTGAAATTTTGGTTTCTTAGGAATAATTAAATTTTCTTTAGTTCCTTCAGCATAACCCATTCTAGTATTATATGAGGCTATGTTTTTTGTTAAAGTGTCAATATCTCCAAAAACATAATCTTCAGGCACATAGTCTTCAAATCCAAATGCTTTGTATACAGAGTAATCAAAATCTTTTTTTGCTTTTGTATAAGCTTTATCTGCTGCCTTATATTCCTCTCCTTCTTTACCCCCTAATTCATCATATAATCTTTGCTGCCAATAAGGTGTGTATTTAGAAAAATATTCTTCCATTGTTGTTCCAGTTGGATCAATATACATACCTGAACTAGTTTTTGATGTTGTTGTTGAAGGAGCTACGTTACTTGGTGGTGTATTTGTAGGTTGTGTCGTTCCAGGTGTTGCTTGAAGTATACCTGTTCCTGAACCTCCTCCTGTGCTTCCTGATGTAATTGATGATTCTGTTATTGGTCCCGATGGTCCCATTAATCCTCCCGATGATTCTGATCCACCACCCATATCATTCATCATCATTTCTGAGTTTACCATTTCTGGTTTTGGTTCTTCAATTTGAAGATAATCTATTAAATCTCTATATAGTTGTGGTCCTTCTGCATAAGAAGCTTTTCCTGTTGTGGGTGTAGTTTGAGAGCCTCCTTGTAGTGTACCAATACCACTACCTTGTTGATACCTTACTCTTCCACCTGTTGCATAACCACCTGCTCCAGATGTATATTCAGAAACATCTCTTTCCACTAAAGCATCTACATTATCTCTTTCGGGATCGTAACCTAAGTTTATGTATGATGAACGTAAATATTTTCTAAGTGAGTCAACGTTTGTAGTTGCTTGAATAGCTTCTTCGTCACCTTGTTCTACTGCTGCTGCTAAACCTGCTAAACCACCAACTGCTGTTCCAACTTTTAAAGCACCTAAAGCTTTGTCAACTCCGCTTATTTTTTCACGGGATCTTAAAGCCTCCATTATGCCTGTACCTTTACCTTTTATAAAATCGGTTATTCTTCCTGTAAAAGGATTTCCTCCGAACATAGGGTTACCTTGAAGTAAGTTACCACCAAAATAAAGCATTGCTGCTTTACCTATTGGAGATTTTGCAACATTCTTTACAGCCTTAGTAACTTTTTTAACTGCTTTTTTAAGACCACCTATAAAAGCTTCTTCACGAGGAACAACTTCCATTATTCCACCGCCTTCTCTTAATTGTCTTTCCATTTGTGATCTACTTATAGTCATATTATTCGTCTGACGCTGCTCCTAATGGTGGCATTGAAGCCACTTTAATTTTTAACGATCTTGTAACGTGTTCTCTTTGCGTATCTGTTTCAGGATTTGCAATATCATCCTCTGCTTCTTTATCAGAATTGTATTCATAATTTGTTTGTGTATTTCTCAACACTACTTCAGTTTCACACTCAACAACAGGCACCTTTTTACCATTTATTGTTTCGTATCTTACTGATGCTGGTTCTTTAAACATTATGATCCTCCTCCTGAGTCAACTATATATACCCTTGTAGACTCCAATAAAGCTGCAGTTCCACTTATACCAGATGCAGAACTAGTTTCAATAGTTAAGATATCTCCCTCTTCTAAAACGATAGAGCCCTTAAGCACATTAATAATTAATGGCCCTGTCATTTCTACATATGCTATTACAAAATCTGCAGATGCTGAAGAGTCTGTAACTCTTACAGTAACGTTTTTATTACCACTTATATTTGTAAGCTGTAATGTTTGAAATATAGTGGTCGTCTCGTTTGGACATGTATAGACAATGTCTTGAGAACCTGCACCAGTTGGTGTATAGAATGCGTTTTTATATTTATTTGACATCCTCTTTTTTTTCTTCTTCTTTAGGTAATTCTTTTTTTAATTGCTCCAAGTAATGTTTTTCAATTACGTTTAGCTCACCAAAATCTACTGACAATTGATCTTTTTTAGCCTTGATATTTTGTAATCTAGCTAAACAAAGTTTACCTCCGTCAGATAATTTTTCACTATCGTATTGTTTTCCATCTATATTAAAGTTCATTTAAAACCCCCATCCTTCATCGTTTGATCCACCACCTTTAAACCATGCAAATCTATCAGATTTTTCATTTAGTTCTTGTAAGAAAGTAGAATTTAGTTGATCTACAACTGATTGTAACGCTCTATTTGTTTGTTTTTGTGTGGATTGATCGTATTCTAATTTTGGTTCAGGTATTCTTACTACTATCTTAGCCATTATAATTTTTTAAATTTTACATCTACTTTATTATAATCTACCATCATGTATCCATTATCATGTCTAACAGATGCCCATGGTACTTCATGAGCCATGACTCCTTGATAAGTTGTTGGATTATTTTTGTAATTAAATTTATAAATATTTATATTAGATGGTGATTTACCTATTAACTCTACGTTTTCTTTTAGTCTTATATCACTAAATCCAAGGTCAGTTGATCTTGCTTCTTTAGATGCTCTATCACTTCCACCGTAACCGCCAGGTCCAGAATGATCTCTATCTGATCTATAGTTACCTGCACCACCACTTGTTGTAAAACCAGATTCTTCTTTTTGTTTATCAACAATATTTTGTCTTCTAGCTAATTCTGCTTGTCTAGCTATTTCTGCAGCTTTTTGTTTTTCTGCCTCTTCTTGAACTTTTTTATTGTATTCAAATTGATTTTCAATTGCTGTCTCTCTTTGTTTATCTAAACTAAATGGACTCTTATAATTAGGTATGTTTGTCATGGTTTTCACAACATTCGGACTATAACCTAAATCTAGTATGCCTTGTGGATCTTGAAATGGATTATATGTTCCTTTAGTATTACCTGTTGAAGTATATTCATATTCGTCTAATATACCTTGTACATTTTTACCATCTTCAGTTTGATATAAACCACTAGTAACATTTCTATATCCTTTAACTAAATTTCCATATTCATCTTGAAAATACTTAACATCATTTTTATCTAAATTACCAAATGTACCAAAACCTGTTTTGTTATTATCATTTTCTCCAATTCTAATTTGATTCATAGGTGCCATTGGAGTTTTTATTTCTGTATCCAAAGATTCTATACCTTCCCTCTCAGATGTTGTTGGAACATCAATATAACCACCTATACCAGAAACATCAGGTAAATCTTCCATCAAATATTCTAAATACCTTTTATACAAAGGATTCATATTTTCACTCATAAATGATTGATAATAATTTTTATATAAATTGCTTCTTGCCATTATCTTCTTCCATCTGGTTGTATGTCTAGTCTAAATGTACCAAATCTCCAAGATTCGTTTACAGCGTCATTTTCTATCTTAACGTTTACAAAACGACCTCTTGCTCTTGTATCCTTTTTATCAGTTGATGAAGTAATTGTAAAGGGACTAAGACTACTGGTACTATCGGATTGTTGAGGATATCTCTTAATACTAAGGGTAACTTTAGCATTACCTGCTATCGTTTGAAAGTCAGGCACAAAACGCCTTACAGCCACAAATACTTCACCTACAATGCCTAACGATATGGGTTGATTAGAAAGAGGACTTTGCCTTTGTTGTAAGTCAAAATCAAATGATTTTATAAAAGATGAAACTGTTGTTACAGCTCCTGTTTCATCTACTTGATCTGTTCCCACCTCATGTTCAAACAACTGTGTTTTACCTAAATCAGACTCTCCAACCACAGTAGGAAAAGTACCTGTTCCTGTGCTTGTAAATTTTGTTCCAAATGGATTAGTATATACTTCTGCATCAATCCAAGCTGTTCTTGCTTCTGTCCCTGTGTACCAAACTTTTTCTGTATAATTGTATGTTACGTATCTATCATTGTAATCAGATCCAGATGTTGGATACCACCAAGTAATTTCTGTATATAAATTATTTATACCTGCACAAATCTGTTGCCCTTTTGTTGTATCAATATCATCATATACATAATCTTCTACAGTACAAGGTAGAGATCTAACTGTACCATCAAATGCAAAGAAACCTTTAGGTGACATCCAAAAAGCAGTGCCATCTATTTCAATAGCTGCATTCTTACCAATTAATCCACAGTTAGTTCCTACGTGTTCAAATCCAAAAGTAAATGGTGCACCTACGTGTCTCATATTATAAAGTGCATTATCGGTCCAAACTAACATAGCTTCTTTAGCTCTTATAGCTGACATTATTTTAGTACCATCTTGTAATCTTTGATTACCTGCCGTGTTTACAGAAGTGGGTAAATACGTGTTGATATCTTCTTGATCAGAAAAAACTACAGCCATGTTGTCTTGTTCATTTGGCGGTGAACCTACAGGTGTGGGTATAATACTTCCAAAATGAACTAAGTGTCTTGTTGTTGGTGATACCATTGTAAATCTTGATATAGCTGGATTATTGGTAGTTGAAAAACCTGTTGTGCTAATAGAAGCTCTTGTAGTTAATCTTGCAGCATCACCTGCGTTCCAAGTAAATGTAGATCCATTTGCAATAGTTGCAATCAACACTTGACCAAAATTGTCAAGACTCCAGAGGCCTGGTTCTAGAATAACGTCACTAGATGTTTTAGCTGTACCCCATGTGCTGGATCCCCATGTACTGATACCCCAACCATAACCTTGTGTTTGAGTTTGTGGACCAACTTTTGCATAAGGTGTAACTGTAACACTGCCTCCTGGACCTGCGTTACCTGAAGCGTTACTACTTTGTGTTATTTTAAAATTGTTTGCATCAGTAACA